ATGAAGCCTTTGATTATTGCTCAGAATGATATTGTAGGTGGCGCGGCTCGTGCAACTTATAGGCTACACCGTGCCTTGCGCTTAGCCGGAGTGGAATCAAAAATGCGTGTCAGAAACAAGTATTCTGATGATCACACAGTTATTGGTGCCACCAGTAAAACAGAAAAATTAATAAATGCTATAAGACCAAGGTTAGGACAATTAATCGATAGGCTGCAAAAAACAGACAACTTCAATTTTCATTCTGGAAATTGGCTCCCTTCGATGTGGAGCAAAGAAATTAACAACAGTGATGCCACAGTAGTTAACCTACATTGGGTTTCAGGAGAAACAATATCTTTTAATGATATTGGTAAAATTAGAAAACCAATTATTTGGACATTACACGACATGTGGCCTTTCTGCGGAAGTGAGCATTATGCTCCTGATGAAACCCATGCTAGATGGGCTGTAGGATATACATCACAAAATAGACCACAAGGTGAATCAGGGATTGATACTGACAAAATTGCATATTTGAGAAAGGGGATTGCCTGGAATACTAGAATGCATATCGTATCACCTAGCAAATGGCTGGCTAACTGCGCAAAAAGAAGCAAGCTGTTCAGGCATAGCGATATAACAATCATACCAAATGCAATCGATACATCTATATATAAGCCTATAGATAAAAATTTATCTCGTTCAATTCTTGGAATCCCAGCGGATAAGAAAATTATTCTTTTCGGGGCAATTGGTGGAACCAAAGATCAAAGAAAAGGATATGATTTGCTAATCAAAGCGATAAATTCATTATCACATCAAGTATCAACTGATGAAATAATTTGCGTTGTTTTTGGTCAAAGTGAGCCAAAAGAGAAAACAGATATACCATTTAAAGTAAAATGGCTTGGGCATGTCAGTGATGATGTGACACTATCACTGATCTATAACTCAGCAGATGTGATGGTTGTCCCATCTCGACAAGAGGCTTTTGGACAAACAGCTTCAGAATCACTATCTTGTGGGACACCTGTTGTTACATTTGACTGCACAGGGCTAACAGATGTTGTAAGTCATATGCAAGATGGATATCTTGCGAAGGCATTTGACCATGAAGATATGGCTGCAGGTATAAAATTGTTATTAGATGATGAGTCATTAAATGCTGAAATGGGTGCAATGGGCCGGGGAAAAGCAACCACTTTATGGGATTTCTCTATTGTAGCTAAACAATACGAAGATTTATACATTAGAGTTTCTCAGCAGTAATAATAAGCAACCTCCTCTGTTAGGAGGTTGCTTATTACAATTAAAGTCTAATAATGCGCTCTAGATATTTACAATGTAATGTTTTGCGGCATGTCTGTATTCGCCTTATTTGCTGCTGGGTACTGGCATGTAGCAGTCGAATTTGTTGTCGAGTTATCCCCGAACCACAATTTGTTCTGTGACGCTATCCCTGACACTGCAGATCCAGAGCACTGAATGACGTTAATTGCATCCTTAAACATGTTGTCAGCAATTCTGATATTCTCATACTGTGAAAGCCATGGAGTTGCTCCATCATCTATCAGCATTGTTGCATTTCCTGCCGTTCCAGGGGTAGATGATGATATATAGTTTCTAGAAAATTCTGCATAACTAGTTCCTGTTGCTTTTGATACCCCCGTTTGTAATTGATCAAACAAAAAACCGCCTATCTGGATGTTGCCTCTTACAATAAGGGACCTTGGTGTATATCCTGCAGGATGGAATTTAACAACTCGAGTGCCACAATTATAGAACTTGTTTTCTATAAAAGAAGCAAGGCAATTTGATGAGCACTTAATCCTGATTAAAGATGGTCCATTTGTGAACTCATTTCCTGTTAATGAAATAAAATTCATTAAACCGACATTAGTGGATGTCATAACATCAATGAATGGCATTAAGGAAAAACCTGAGTAATAAGAAACTTTGTTATCTATTACTCTTAGCTCTGTTGCTGCCGATCCTGTTGCAAAGTTGATATTTGAAATATTGCAATTAGATATTTTTATTCTATTAAAATTTCCAACAGCGGCAAAACCAACTGATGATGTTGAGTCAGATCTAAGTGTTGCACCATTGAATTCAATGCCACTGTTTGATGATATGTTTGATGAATCTTGAGCAAACATGAATGTTGTTCCAGTAGTGGCAATTACCCCGCCAATTATCTTAAATTCACAATTGCTCATTTGCGCGTAATTGGTCATGAACAATGGTGCTATCATAGTGTTATTATTAAGTGATATAATAGCAGACTCAATAACAACACCAGGAGTCCCAATTAACATAATGCGATCATAAGCTCTGATGGTGTTACCAGAAGCAACAAGAGATCGCATCCACCCTGTATCTATCCAAGGAGTTGTTGATGTACCAGGTACAATATGAATGCCAACACCTTGAGTTTGTATATTATTTCCAGAGACAGTAATCTGCCCCCAAGGAATATTTCCGTTTGATCCTGGCATATCAAGAACAATTGCGTTATCTAAAACGTCAATATTGTTACCTATAATTGATAAACGTGTAAATCCACAGCGACCTTTTATACATCCATTACCTCTGGTATTCACTCTATTCTTCATCGAGTTACCAATTACAGCGATATCTTCAACCAAAGCTCCCTGACCGTTTGTATCCCAAGTAGCTCCTGCAGTGTACACGGCGTGATCATACCATCCGTCCATTGAATTACCATGGATGCGAATATTACGCATGTTGCCACCGATACATGACCCCGGTGAATCGTAGAAAACACAGTCAAAAATGTTAATACCACCTTTTGAATACCTGTGATCAGACCAAGAAACATTAGGTACTGGTGTTTTAACTCCATCTGGGGTGTTGTCATAGGGTTCAGCGTTTGTCGGACATACGTCTATGTATCGTGTCTGGTCGGGGATTGATGTTCCCGAACCCGAAGTACCAACCTCCATATTCCTTGCATTTCCATCAAAACGTAAACCATGGATAGAAATGTTACCGCTAGCCCCTGAGGCAACCAGCAACATATTTGAACGGTCCTGAGTAGGATCAATATCCGTAGTCGAACCGGACATGAAATATGATCGCTGACTTCTTACAATCGTTGCCCCACCATCCCCCCAGAATGATGTTATTCCAGTCCATAGATTTACTTTCTTATCGACAACATAATCACCAGGAGGACAGAATACACCACAACCTTTTTCTGCTGCCTCATTAGCGGCTAACTGAAGAGCCTGATCAACAAAAACACTTCTGTCACGATTCAAAACAGATAATAGTTCAGCTTCTGTCATATATTTTGTAGCCAGAATACTTGGTGTCTTCTCTACATATTCATCAAGTGTTCCATATCGGGTGTTTACAAGAGAACCATTGCCATTAGCTAATTCAATGCGCAACTGGTCAGGATCGTATTTCAGTACATTAGGATAATAGAACTGCTGTGCCCCGTACGCATCATAAACAGCCATAGAATGGCCTTGCACAGTTACGAACTTGGCAATCTGCCCGTTATATACAGGATATCCAGCAGCGTTAATGATGATTGGTTGCGAAACAGGAACGTGAGAGCCATCTTCGTTCTCCACATAAACCTGAATCTGGTTTTCAGGATTTACCGGGTCAGTGTCAATTTTACCGATATAAATTTTGCCATTGGCAACCGCTTTAAAAGAACGAGCCATAGTGAAGAGTTGCGAAGGCATTGATACGATCACATTAGCTGTAATGTCTGTCATTTTAATTTGCTCCGGACGTAGCAATGCGGAACAAGATGCAACTTGCCCGGCATTGCACTAATGTCAGTTATGATCTGTTAATTATGAGATGAGTCTATGCAAAGAGATCTGTTGAATATTGCGTTCTACATATTTGGTTTTTGCACGTTCCTGGTGTTTGCGAAACTATTCTGACAACGCATCAGACTTAGCGCCTTGGGTCAGTGCGTTAATGGCCTTTTGCGCCTGCTGCATGGCTTTCTCAAACGCTGTTGATCCGCGTGGGGTGTTTGCCATTCGGAGCATTGCATTTCTGAATGGCTCGCTCTCATAGGCGCGAGTAAGAAGTCCGTAGCTTACTGCTGCGCCAGTTGTCGCCGGGTTCATTGCCGTCCCATATCCGATAATGAACGGGATGGTTTGCTGCCCTGTTGGTGTTGTTACTGCCGCTTTTGCAGCCTGTTGCGTGGATTGCAGGTAGTTTTTCAATCCTTTCAGATAAGCAGCATCCTGACCTTTAAATGTGATGCCAGTCTGGTTTTGTAGGATGTTAAGCTGTCGAAGGAACTGGTCAGGGGAACCACCTGATTTCTCCATCGCCTTTCCAATGATGCCATTGCGCATTTGCGCCCTGCCTACACGACCAACTGAGTTATACAGCGTCTTAATTTCCGATTTGTTCTTGCTGAATAGCATGTTGTTGACAACTTCCGGCGTCAGGTCTCCTTTCATGAGAACATTCTTCAGCCTGGTATTCTTTAGTTTCGCCGCTTCGTCAGCGTAGACGGCATTGGCCTGCTGATATTTACGGAGAGTATCGTTGCCAAGATTCTGACCAATGGCACCATTGATATCGTCGGTCATTGCCTTGTAAACGCGCTGAATGGCAGCATCGGAACGGTTTGGTAACACTGGTCGCTCACCCTTCACGTCCATTCTGAACTGGCTGCGCAGATCGCTTAATTGCTTCAAATCCAGATTTAACGGACCATCAGGACCAGCATTGCGAACAAGCTCATCACGATAGGACTGAAGTTTTGAAATAGTCTCGCTATCAGCAACCTTACCAAGCTTCTGCAGGTTAGATATTTCTGTATCAATCTGCTGAATTGCTCGCGCAGGCTGAATGTTTACTCCAGCCATAGCATTCTGAACCTGCTCCAGTCGATTACCGGCTGCACGACGAATTCCTGATGTTTTCGCTTTAAGGCTGTCAATAACAACCGCTGGATCATACTCACCGAATTTATCAGCAAATCTCTGCACCAACTGGCTTCTCGCTTCCTGTTGCGTTGCTCTCATTCCGCTTGTGCCAGCCAGGGGGATATTTTCCGCTGTCGTCTGCGCCATTTTCCCGACGCGGGAAGTAGGCTGTAACAGGTCTGTGGTGTGCAGAGGAACTCCTTCACGCTCTGCAAATCTGATAGCCTGCTGCGCTTCTGGCGCGATAGCACCACGAACACCACGATAAGCAGCACCTAATCCACGTCCGGCAACGTTAATAGCACCGCCAGACAGAACGCCAACGCCTAAATCGGTGGCGAGTGCTTCCGCATCATCTTTCGCACTATTTGCAGCAAGTGATCCAACTGCGTTTTCTGCGAGAAGGCGAGTTGCCCCCTGAGCAATTCGACCAGCAAGTGTTGGTGCCTGTGTTGCCACTCTCTCAACGCCAGCAGGAGTGAGATAAGGCAATGCTTCAGCAAATACCCTGCCCTCTGTCGTTTGTGGAGTCAGCGCACCTTGCTGAAGGCCAAAGTCCTGCTCTAATCCCTGCGTTGTTACTCGTGGCGCTGGTTGATATGTACCATCGCCAATGCCGAGTTTACCGCCAGCCCAAGCCGCCGCGCTTGTTACAGCATCGGCAACTGATGCAGGTATATTTGCCACGTTCACGCCAGCCTGCACCAGTCCGCGACCAGTCTCTTTTACTGCTTCGCCAAGATCAGACATAAATCCACTTTGCTGTGGTTGTTGCTGTGCTACTGGTTGTTGTGTCTCCACTGGCTGCACAGATGGCAATGGATAGGCTGCATAGAAAGCTTGCTTAGCCTGCTCTGCATTTTCTCCGGCTTGCGGGGCCACGACTTCATTAAAGTATTGCTCCTGAGCCTGCGCTTTTTGTTCTGGTGCTAACACCTGATACTGTGGAGAGGCGATAACATCTTTCCATGCTTTAGCCATTAATCACCCCATAGTGAAGAAAAGTTACTGCTGGCTGCTGGCTGTGATACCTGTGCAGGTTGAGATTGCTGCCGCTGAGATTTACCAACATTAACGTTATATTGTTGGTTGTAATTGTTGGTGTATTCCTGAATCTCACGAATCGACTGCTGCATAGCCTCCGGGCTTGAATAGTCAACCTGCGGCATCCCCTGAAAATACATCTTCGCTTCTGCAACGGTGTTAATACCACTGGCCCCCATGTCCCTTGCTGCCGCCACACCCTGATTCTGCATTCTGCCCTGAATACGTTGTGCTGAGTTATATAACTGGCGCTGCTCTTTTCCCGTTAATCGGCTGCGAACATCGGCACCAATTGCCGGGTTACCTGCACCGCCGGTCATTCCTGTCATGAAATCGAGAGCAGGAGCGTCTGCATTTGCGATCGCGTCGATATCCTTCTTCATGGCATAGTTTTGTGCTGATGCAGACGATGTTGCAGGCGCTGCGATTGAACTGGCAGGAACGCGAACCATATTCCCCTCGTTGTCGATGCCTTCGTAGAACGCATTAGCCCCAGCACCGTGAAGCTTCCCGCCTACCGTTACAGTTCTGCCATCTGATAACTGAACTGTACGCTCATCATTCCCAGCGATTCCTCTTGTTGACGCTCGCTGCATTGCCAAATCCTGACCTCGTCGCGCAGTAGAAGCAGATAAGTCCTGACCGCGCATCGTGATGTTCTGACCTCGTGCTGTTAGCGCCTCGCCAGCCTGATTGCTGCGGATTGTCTCTGCAAGTTTTCCGCGGTCAATCTCACGACCAACGATTCTGTCTTGTGCCTGAAAATATTGTTCTGGACCAAGTGCAGCCATTCCAAGGTGATCAACAAACTCTGTGAAACCTTGTGGATTTTGCTGATACATTTTAGCCACATCCAGAGGGTCTACTCCGGCACGAGTAAGCTCAGATGAGTTGTTCTGCAACCATGACATCATGGCTTCTGGAGATGAAGCTGCGAGTCTGGCACTTGCTGCCAGTGTACCGACAGTGGAACGCTGGTCTTCATCGACAAATTTCATGCCGTTTCTTACAGCGTCAAACTGCTCAGGATACTGTGATGCCAGTTTTCGCATTGCATCGCGGTCACCAGATGTATATGCATCAGCATAAGCCTGCTGAAACTCTTGCTGTCGCTTCTGCTGATCCATCTGCTTATACATATCCATGACAGATGAAATGCCCTGCAAAGCCTGCAAACCAACGTTATTACGTCCTGAACGCTCCATCTCGTTATTCTGTCGAATGTATGCAAGCGTGGCGTCTGCATCACTTGCTCTTGGAGCGTTGGAGTTCAGGCCGCCTAACCCGGCAAGAAGCGCGCCTGAATTACCAGCCTGTTGCCATGTAGCCAAGAGACACCTCCATTAAAACAGTGAACCAAGAAGGCCGACGCCAGCACCAATTGCTGTACCCCAACCAGGCATGATTGCAGTCCCCATCGCAGCACCTGCCGCAGCTCCACCGAGAGCACTCTGAAAGCCAGACGGTTTATTGGCATTTGCTGCCGCTGCTGCCGCCTGCTGTTGATACAACTGGCTGACGTTGTTGGCATAGTTCTGTCCGGCGTTTGCCTGACCTGTAAGAGCGCCAAGGCCAATATTTGCCAGATTGTTGTAGTTGTTCATCTGACCTGACAACCAGTTTTGACCGAGTGTAGGTGCGATTGCTGCCAACTGGTTTCCTGTCGCTGTAGAGCCTAATCCACCCGTTGCCTCTGCTGCAGCAAGACTCTGATAACGCGCCTGACCAGCAAGGTCTTTGTACTGCTGGGAGTTGTAATACTGGTTAAGCGCCTGACCTTGCCCCTGAAGAGAGGAAAGATTCTGCAACTCTGATACGTACTGTTGAGCGAGTGGCGTGAACGGTGCAAGGTTTTGCATGTTCGTTTGCCACATTTCACGCTGCAGTTCGATGCCCTTTTCAGTTGCGCGTGCCTGGGCTTTTGAACCGCCATCACTGCCACCTTTGCAGTAAACAGTTTTGCTGAGGTGCTTATTGGCAATCTGGAAAATTAACATTCTTTAGCTCCTCGTATTTTGAGCGCGGTAACTGATAAATCGTGATGCCTACAGGCTTTCCATTGCTGGTATAAGCATCATCAAGGTGACCAACACGGGTAGCGCCAAGCAAACGGATAATTGCCCGTCCGTATTTGGTGGTGTCAGGAACCATGGTGATGCTGTTAAGGAATGGTGAGTTTTCGAGAAGCCATTTGCAGAATAATCGATGACCTTGCAGTGCATATTCACCACGGAATCCGGGGTCGTACACCGCATGGCATTCAACAACGCTATGCCAGAAGTTACGCACTTCATGAACGCCAGCCAGCACTAATCCTTCGTAGATGCCGAGGTATACCGCATCAGGCTTGATGTAGTATTTATCTCCACTGTCTACGATATTTCCCGTGTTTGCCGGGTTGTTGAGGAATTCTGCAAGCTTCACCGGGTTATCGATGAGCTTTATTTTCATCACTGCTCCGCAATGATTTTGATGGTTGTGGCAGTAAACGCCGCACCATTTGACTGAATGGTTAACGTACTGCCATTAGTGGCAAGAAAGCCGTCTTTATCCACGCTGAAGAACGTAGCTAACAGGATGTTGTCGGTTGTTGTTGCCGAGTTGCGACTGCTTACCAGCGTGTCAGGAACAGAGCCGGAAAAGGTTAGCTGCATTGACCTGTTGGCGGTTCCGCTGGGCCACGTCCCGACGATCGACAGCTTGAAGAACAAGGTTTTGTTCTCGTTGAACACAACCATCTTGTTGTTAACGGTGTCGAAGAATGGTGCTAATGTTCCTGATGACGGAGTGAGCGTTTTCAGCAGGCTAACAAGGTTAGTCGGCGCTGTCGGGATGGTTACAGATACGCCAGAGTAAACAACCTCTGACTTCTTGCGAGTAGTGGCATACTCCAGAGCATCGATGCGCGATTCATGGTCTGAAAGCGTGTTTTGAATGGCGACAACTTCATCCGTCAGATAATCAATATCGTTTTCTGCTGTCGTTAATCGTGAATCAAGGCCGACTATCGCCGCTTCTGCGTTAGTGATCCTTGTTTCGTGGTCCTGTATCTTCGCTTCGGCCGATGCCAGTCGAATTTCGTGATTGACCAGTATCACATCCTGCTCATCGTTCCTGACCTGTGCATCATAAGCGCCCTGTCCGGCCTCGTTAGCCTTGTTCGCCACGTTACCAACATCAGCACCCTGTGCGATAACGTACAGCAGATATGACTGCGAGAAGATATTGCGTGGAAGGATTGATGTATCGAGCCGCGTCGCCTGCACAATAACAGGGGTGTTGAGATTCGAATCAGCCATTACTCAATCCTTATCTGAGCGCCAGACAGAGTGACAGGTGACTTCGTGATAACGCGCAATTTGAAGCCGACATTTTTCCTGATGCGCCCTACTCGCTTCCACAAAACACGCTTGTCGTAAACGAACGGTTCATTCTGCTCAATCATCTGCTCACGCCCGTAATTGATGCCGTCAGTGGTTGCAGAGAGAAAAAGGCGGTCAGCATACTGCGCAACACCAGTCGATGATTCCACCTCCAGATCAAAGCATCTGGCGTTATCTGCTTTGAAAAGTGGAGTAAACAGCAGGTGTTCCTGTTGCTTGTCGTACTGGCTGCTGATGTCGAATTGCAGTTTCCCGGTAACAGATTCCAGCTTATCGCCGCACGTTATCTGATTGCCTTCGTAAATGAAGTCGATAGCGCGGTACACATCGTCATACAGGCCTGTTTTCAGCACACACCATTGCGGACCATTAGCGCTTGAAGATGCGTCGTAAACAAGAACATGGCGCGGCAGGTGAATAATCAGCAACTCATGAGCATCAAACCGCAACGATTCCATCACGCCATCAGCCAGTTCATCAGCAGTGTAGGAGCGGAGGATTTTCTCAATGCTCGCGCTGGCGATTGGTGATACCTGACCGGAGCCGATGATATACACAGACGGCGCACCTGTTGCCGGATTGCTGATGAACGCATATGAATCAGCAAACGGCGTTTTGCAGTAAGTTCCGGCAATACCTTTCTGCACCATCAGCGATGGCTGTGCGACATACAAAGCGGCACCAACGGTAGTTGCACCAGTCAGGGAGAAATATTCAATCGTCGATGAACCAAAGCAGACGATGAAGTCTCGCCATGTACCTATGCCGATGATACCGTCCGGCTGCGATTCTGCGCGATATTGTGCGCTGTATCGGTCAGGATGCGATTCGTCTTCAAGGTCAGTGATGAACCATGAATCAGTACCGTCTTTTGACCACGCATAACGCCCACGTAAGCGAGTAATGTCACGAACCGAACCTAACTCATACTGCGTGAATCCGCTGTCTGTAGGCCAGTTTGAGACGGTTTTAATCGTGCCATCATAGCGATACTCGACCAGTTTCCCGTTAACCCCTACCGCCTGTGATGTACGACCATGCGCCATTGATACGCGACCACTTCCGGCAACGTCACCGACTTCACTTTCTCCTTTGTACAGCTTGCCACCACACACACGATAAACAGCATTCTGCGCCATGTTGTACTCGACGCCGCGAGATACACCGTTCACATCAGAACGTTTTGCAATGCCCGGGAATGAGCGAAGATATCCGCTGCTGTTGAGGATTTCTTTGGGTGTAGCCAGCATATTCACTGGCAGATAGTCGATATAGTCAGCGTTTCGGAAATCTTTGCCGACACCTTTCATAAGCGGAAGTTGCTGAATCGGCATTTATTCACCTCACGTACTCGGATCATCTTTCTCGATGTAAAACCGATTCCACGTAAACGCGCTTTTGTTACCACTACCGCGAGGCATGTCATTTCGCCGCTCAAGTGGTGGTATTTTGGTTAAAGCGATACAGATTGTTTGATATGCACTGTCAGCAGCGGTAAGGAGAGCGTCTGACGGCTGAATGACGTTATCCATGCACACTTGCACAGCGAGTTTCAAAGCGACGCCATCATTTGCCCATGCAGGGATGCCTGAATCATCGTCAGGTAACGGCATGATGCCGTTTTCTGTATCAGCAAACTGATACCCAAGCTCGATACCTTTCGCCTGCCATGCTGCCATCATGTCTTCGAGGTCATTAATGGCATCTTCAATTGCCTGAGGGTCAGCATCTGTCAACGTGGCATTGGAATACAGCCCGGCTTTTCGTAAAGCCTTTAGAACGAGATCACCCTTCGTTTTCGCCATCTTCTTCCGCCTTAGCCACTTTTTGCTTCGTTGCGGTTTCTTCAGGAGTTTTTACCCAACCTTTTTTCAGGTGAGATTTAACTTCTTCGCCATCAACAATGATGTAATCGACAGCAAACTGACCACAGGTGATCATGTTGCCAGGCTTATAGAGCATTGTTCGTGCCATTGTCTTCTCCCAATAAAAATGGGGCCGAAGCCCCACCAAAATTACTGCCCGGCAATAACGATGCCCGTATATTCAGGAACAAGTACAGAGCAACCGTACAGAGTGGTGAAACGCGCAGTGGTTACGCCTTTGATGTGGTCGAAGGCGTAAGACATGATCAGCGTAGCGCCCTGCTCGGTGGTTGCTGTCATTACCTGTGGACCCTGACCAGTCGGGAACGCCAGTTTGCCGTACATCAGTTCAACAGAACCATCAGCCCAGAACAGGTTAGCCGGTGCGGCATTCTTGTTGAGAATGGTGATTGCTGCGCTATTTGCCGCGTTAGCATCAACGTTTGCATATGGTCGGCTGGCGACATCCGCGTTGTCAGGCGGCAGAATTTTCGGGGAGATAGTTACTGTCGTTCCGCTTACTGCCAGAACGCGGAATACCTGCGGCTGCCCGGTGGTATCTTTGGTGATCTGGTGTACAGAATTCACCCCTGCAATGGTAAACGCATCGCCAACCTGCAAACCTTCAGCAGATACCGTAATGGTCCCCTGTCGGTTATCCACTGGCATATCGTTAGCATCTTTCGCTTCAACCTTGTGCGCAGGTGCTGCTGCCAGCGTAATGGAAGTTGCTGTACCCTTCGGAACACGACCAGAAATATCGGTCTTGTAGCTATCGAAGGAAGCAACCGGAGGGATCTGCGCTTTTTCGTATGCTGTCAGGGTTGCGCCCTGAGCATAGGCACGGTGACCAAGCTCGCCAGCAAGGTCTTTGTAGTTGAAGGGGTTCCAGAAAGAGCGGCGGTTGATACCCTGTGGTACACCAATCGCCGTCATGGTGGCATCAATACCTGCCGCACAGTTCCACAAATCACGGCCCTGTGAACCAGTGGTTGAGTCAGCCATTGTGATCACGTTAGTAGCACGCTGCGTGACCATGGAAATCAGGTCAGAGTCAATCTGTGCAGCAAGGCGCATACCTGCGGCGCGACCAGCTTCAGTTTTATGCTCAGGGTCACGCATTTCACGCGCATCCAGAGTGTACAGAATGTTTTTCGGCTCCTTGAACACAGAAGGAACAAGGCGCTGAACCAGTGCTGTTGGCGTTTTGCTGCTGAGATCGAGGCCTTCTTCAATGTTCATGTGGTAATGCTGCGGACGATACAGAACATCACCTGCTCGCTGCATTGCTGTATCACCGGGACGGAATTTTTTAGCGTTACGGGAAACTACGCAGGCGGCCTCAAAGCCTTCAACGTAGTTTTCGAACATGATTTCAAGGTCTTTTGCTAATTGGTTAGCCATGCTTAATGCTCCGATAGGTTATTTTTTTGCCTTTTTAGCGGCGAAATACGGCGTCCAGTCACCAGTTTCCAGCGCCTTGGCTTTCAGTTTGTCGAGGTTATTGATTACTGCGCCGTTGCTCCCCTTAACTGTCGGGGTTGTGGCTGCCGTGGTTTTTGCTTTTGGCATGATTCTGGCCTTCGATTCGATACGTTCCAGCAGACGACCGATTGCTACGGGGTTGGTAGCTTCTGCCAGTTGCTTGCGCAGTTCAGCGTTGCGACCGAGCGCCAGAACAACGATTTCCGGCTTCTCTGACTCAAACAGGATCGCGTTTTGTGTCTCGATGGGGATTTCCTCGAGTACGGCCTGTTCAGCTTCCTGATAGCCAGGAACCTTGAGAGCCTTAACACGTTGCTGATATTTGGATAATCGCTCTTGATAGGCAGCCTGAAGCTCCTGCTCCTTCTGCTTGCGAGCCATCTCCTGTTGCTGGTATTTGCCGTTGTCCTCCGCCCACTTAGCCATGCGTTGCTGGTAGATTTCTTCATCGAAACCGATGTCCTCATCATCCAGTTTTGGCATTCGCGGTGGTTGAGTGATTACCGGCTGCTGCTCGACGGGTTTCTGAGACTGACGCATCAGCTCTTTCAGCTCACGGTCTTTCTCTTTAATCGTCTTGCGCAGGTGTTTTACCAGTCCATGCTCTGCGCCATCTTCGCTGGTTAGCGAATCCAGCTTTTCGTCACCAAAGTAGAATTCCTGTTCTGATTCGTCGGCATCAGTTTCAGTAGCTTCCTCTACATCATTGCCGGAGGACTCACTGCCATCTTCTGTTTCGACTTCTTCAGCCAGTTCGACATCATCAGGAATCTGCTCTGACGCGTCGGTTTCGATTTCAACTTCTGGTGTGTTTTCTGCCATCTGGTCCATTTGTTACCCCTGTTTACTCGATGTTCAGCCCATCGGAAGGCAATAGGGTGCAAGGCCTCATAAAGACAGCCATTGCACGTTATGGGTTAATTACTGCTGTGGTTGTTGCTGAGTTGATTTTTGCAGGATGCTGTTGATGTCCATGCGCTGCGCATGGCCCTGCGCCTGACTCTTCAGGACAAGCTCTGCATCAGCACGGGCATTGTCTCCTTGCTGTTGCTGGAACTGTCCGAGCAGTTTCAGAGCCTCGCGGATATCAGATTTCTGCTGACTATCGGCAGATGCGAGGATTTTCACAACATTTGCCGCAGCAACCTGAGCATCCGTCTGTGCCTGGAATGCTTTAACCTGAATGGCTGCCTGTTCGTTCTGCGCTTTCTGCAATTCAGCCTGACCAGCAAGAAGCTGACCTTGCGCTGCAACCATAGCCGGATCTGGCTGACTGGCCTGTTGTTGTTTCGCCTGCTCAACCATCTGCTGCTCTTCTGGCGTTCTCGGCTTGATAACTCCAGACAGAAGCAACTGATTGCGGTTGTATTCTTTAAGGTCGTCCATCCCTTCGCCGTCCATATTGTCGAGAATCATCGACGATACAAGGTCGTGCTTCGGCGTTCCTGGTGGGATAAGTGCCAGCATGGAAAGTAACGACTTAACCGTTGCATCACGGCGAGTAGCGAACGACTGACCAACATCGACAGTCACTTCATAGTTACCCTGCGAAAGGTCGTTAAGCGCGATAACCTGCCCTGTCTGACGGTCAACCACTTCACCAGTCATCAGCGCCACGTCATCGCTGCCGTCCTCATTAACGATACGCATCGGCGTATCACTGCCATAGACCTCACGCGCCATAGAAAGCCACACGACGCCAGCGCGGCGCATGGATTTAGCCATGTTGTCCATGTAGATATAGGACTGCGTGTCCATCCGGTTAAAGATGCTATCAACGGTATCGGTAGCGACGTTGCTCGGCATGTTCTCAAGCTGCGACGCACCCGTAATTTGCTGAATAGCCGTTCCGGTGTACTGCAACAGCCCGGCAAGTGCGGGGGGCATTTGTGTTGGAGGAGTCCAGCCAGCAACCTGTGCCTCTGAAATGACCGTTCCGTTTTTGTCCTTCTTGCTGGTCATGGGAAGAACTGCAGGTCTTTTCTTATTCCTCTCTGCCCAGTGATTCATTAATGGACCGGGAATGAAATCAACATCCACGATAGGAATGCCATCACCGCCAGCCTGAGTAGCGTTATCTGCAATCATGGAAACCATCAGGTTCTCAAGACGCTGTGCATCCATCGCTTTTGCAGCGTGGCCTTCGATTCGCTCCTGATTATCAACAAATGAGCGACGCCCATATACCGGGATGAGAGGAATATGTTCGCCCGGAATACGCTTCGGTTCTTCCAGCCATTCAGCGCCAGACAGAAGGCCGCAATAAACGCGGCGTTTCTTCACTGTCCGCTCGCCAATCAGTCCGAATGCGCCATCGGTCAGCTCGTCAACAACATCTTTGATTTGCTCTTCATCATAGATTGCCGTTTCTCCGCTAACAGGGTTGCGCCATGCCGTGAGCTTCACCTTCTCTATGCGAACTTCGTAGTAGCGCCCAACATAGATGGCATCTGGCGTTGACCAGTCATATTGAGTGCCAGTGTCATCACGAGAAAGGCTTGCCGCGATGGAATCAGGGTATTCAGCCTCGAACGCTTTAGGCGTCATGGAGAACATTTCCATAGCCCACATAGCATCAGAACGGTCATATTGCTTGCTGTCCTGATCGAAGAAGACGCATGTCGCTGGGTCGTAAACAGGAAGAAGGCTGATGCGTCGCTGCTCGTTACTCGGATCCATTTCATCTTCGTAATCGGCACACATGCGGAAACAACCGAATCCGCCCGTTACAGCATCATCAAATGCGTTATCACACGCTTCGCCACCGGATGTTTCCTGATAGTCAGCACGGAATTTGCCGTTCATCTTTTCGGCTAACGCTTCCGATGCCTTGTCGTCCTTCGGCCTGAATTTAACGCTGATGCGATTCTGTCGATACTCGCCAATGATGCGATCACATTCACGGGCAATCTTATTCAGTTCAAAGCGCGGGTAATGCTCAAACCTGCCTTCATCAAATGAGTAACCAGCGTTTGTGCTGCCTTCCCACTGTGCGCCGGATACCCGGACGAAACGTTGAGCCTCAATAATCTGCTCACGCATATCCTGCGTTGCTGACCAGGCATTATCAAAGTTGCACAGCACCTTGCGATGCCAGTCAGTCATCTTTTTTTCTGCCATATCAACCTACACCACAAGGAATTGAGTAACTGGAATAGTCGGGTTGCGCAGCCGACTCTGGGCAATGCATACACATCATCAGCGCATCAGCCAGGTTAGGGGATGGAATACCGAGCTTCTGCTTCATTTCGACCTTAGTCATAAGCTCCAGCTTCCCGTTGTTATTGAATTTGCGCTGAATCTGCGTAAGTTCTGCAAACAGCTTCTCCAGCATCTTCTCGCCTATCGCTTCTTTGTCGAAGCTCAGCATGTCGTCGGGGTCTGCATACTCACCGTGGACAACCGCCCGATATGTCAGATACAGCCTGTCAGCCAGTGCGTAATAGAATTGCGCTCGCTTATTGCGGAATACATCACCAATAGTGCGAACGTTGTCTCCCTGCACGACTTCATCAGCCCATGCTCCGGCCTGATAAGGCGCATCTTCATCGAATGGCGATTCGCTGCCCTTGAACATCGTGGCGGTAATTTTCTTGCCGGAGAACGCTTCCGTTGTCTGTCTGCGTAGCCCGGCACCAACACCATCACCATCCCACAGGTAATGGTCAGCACCGTCTTCAATCGCCAGCGAAGTTGCCCAGTCAGCACCTTCATTGATGTCCATCAGCAGACCTTCGGCAATGCGCTTAACAACCGAACCGTGACGCGATGCATAACCTTTAGCATCCGGCCCTGTATCTGACGGGTCATGCGCAGAGACAACAGCGCCTTTCGCTTTCCATCCGAGTTTCTTGTGCGCATCGGTTGCGGCTTCAAGCCATTCACGTTTGATGATTGCCATATCACTTGCGCTTACTGGCTCACCAAGCCAGATGTGACGATACAGTGTCGGGTTTCTGCGTTTGCACTCTTCCATCTCCAGACGGAGAACTTCAGGAAAGTGCGGGTTGTCGGTGTAGTTCACCGTCAGCAGGCAAATATCATCGGGAGGATTTACAACGAATCGCTGATAGGTATCGTCGAGTATGTTCTTCGGGTTAAAGCTCACCCATATTTCGGAAAACGGCTTGCGGATGGTTGGTATCAGGATATCCCACGATTCCTTTGTTACCGCTTCCGCTTCTTCCACCCAGCAGATATCAATGCCTTCGAGCGATTTAATCTTCGTCGGGTTGTTTTTGATGCCGTAGAACATGAATTCAGCATTCGTTCCGAGATGACGAATCATTGAACGCTGAATTTCAAACTCAGCCGAATACCCTTCACGCTCGATGGTATCTTCAAGCAACCGGATTACCGAATCGCTGATACTGTTTTGCAGTTCACGAGCGCAGAGAATACGCACAGGCTGCCGACGCGCCGCTTCAACAAGCAGCCTCGCAATTGCCCATGACTTACCGCTACCTCGACCGCCTTTGGCGACTTTGTAGCGATGCGCCTCAATGAACGGTTCAAAGATAGGATTAATCGAGGTCATTTTCCGAATAGAGTACTCATCGGTGATGTTTCAATCTGGATTGCGCCGCCGTCTTTGCCTGTTAGCTCGTGATCAACCTTGTCGCGCCATTTATCCTTCTGTCGGTTCTTAAGCCAGAAGATGGCGGCAGTTGTATCAGGCGGGTAATACTTCTCAAGCGGAGTTTCGACAATTCTGTTTTCAATAACACGAATATCGATGTCTGGAGCCACGAAGCCCATAGCGCGTTGATAAAGACGGTCACTAACTTCTGCATCAGCGACGGCCTTACCCTTTTTTATGGACTCCGAAAACTTAGGATAATCAAGCTTCCACTTGTTAATAGTTGACTCACTGACTTCAAAGAAATCAGCAAGTTCTGCATCGGTGTAGCCCAGCAAGCACAGTTTGCGTGCCTGTTCGGCATACGCCTCTTGATACTTTGTTGGGCGCGCCATGTTTATGCTCCGGTAGTGAACAGGTCTAACGCTTCCTTCGATTTACGCACCGCTTCAAATGTGCGGATCGTGATATCCGAATTAGCGCCGCCTGACTGGAAGTGAATTTTGAATAGCTCAAGCTTCAGCTCGTCAGTGCCAATGAACTGAAATGCTTCCTCTGCAGCTGCGTTCTGGTTCATTACCAGCTTGTAAATCTCTAACTGGAATTTCTGTTCTTCAGTCATGGGAATAATCTCTGCCATTGTTGGCTCCGTTTATCCGTTAAAAGGGATATCAGTTAAGTTATCCCGTGTAGGGTATAAGCCATTGTCGAGACCACTCATTGAATGGTCTCTGCAATAACCGATGTCTTTCCATCAGTCCGCCACCACAAAGAATCTTTTTTGCCATAAGGCAGGAGGTTCATCTTTCAGTGGCTGCCAGTGTTATTTCCCCACTTACTGGCTTGGGTTGCTTCGTGGTACTGCTGTTAATTAGTGAGTCCGGGGATTACGGTTTGCCCGTGCTGTTCAAGGCGTTCAATTCTCGCCATTAGCTGAGGCTTCTTAATTTTTCCCCAGCGATTAAGCAGGCGACCTGACATGCTGGCAACATCCTTCTCTTTCATGTACTCCAGCATTACGGCATTTCTCTCTTCTTCAAATTGACGATGACCAACCTGAAGCATGGCGTACATCCAGTTGAATGCGTTGATGTAAGCAATTTTGATACGCATTGCTTCTTTTTTGGTGTAGGACATAACCAAAAGCATCAACCCATCCTTACGTAGCCGATAGAATTTTTGTGGCTTACCATTCTGTAACTCATTGTTTTTATAGCAAACCTCAAAATTGAGTTTTGTATCAAACTCTTCAGGACAAGCAGCGATAGTTCTTTCTACATCACGCACAACGTTGTCATGTCGCTTACGAAATGCTTTCGCCACCATAAATGAATCGGTGACAGGGTCATTGTTGGTAATAAAAACCAGTTCTTTGAAATCAATGCCGTCAACGATAGTTGGATAATTCATCGGTAATTACCTTTTAGTGATGAACCTTGTCACACAGGATTCCGGCCCACAGAAAGGCACCGATAACCAAACCGGCATCCTCAAGGGTCATCCTGAAAGGCTCTGTGTTCATAAGTCGCGCGTGTGAAGCGCGTTTACTGCGGACATAAAAAAGCCCCGCATCGCGAGGCTCATTAAATGGACTTTGTGATTTGCAAAAAAATTATTTCAGGCATTGCGTCCTGATGTATTCCTGCAGGTAGTTAACCTGCGCGGTTATCTTGTCGATTCCACTTCGGAGACGGTAATAATTGAGTTCAGCATCTGCTGTAAGTCTTGGGATTTCTCCATCGCCCATGCTGCTGGCTCCGGTCGTTGACTTTGCACAGGTGGCGGCGACTTGCAGGCGCTTACGACCAGCAGAAACATCAGCACGGAGACTTTCGATAGTCGCGTTAGCATCAGCAAGTTCCTTTGTATATCTGGCATCGAGTTCAGCTACATCACGTTGACGCTTCTGCATATCAGAGATGATAGATGTGGCTTTATCGCGCTGGTCTTTGTAGGCGATGGCGTTATCACGGTAATCATTAACAGCCCATGACAGACAGACGACGATGCAGATAATCAGAGCGGAGATAATCGCGGTTAACCTGCTCATACCTCAATCTCTCTGACCGTTCCGCCCGCTTCTTTGAATTTTGCAATCAGGCTGTCAGCCTTATGCTCGAACTGACCATAACCAGCGCCCGGCAGTGAAGCCCAGATATTGCTGCAACGGTCGATTGCCTGACGGATATCACCGCGATCAATCATCGGTAAAGCACCACGCTCTTTAATCTGCTGCAATGCCACAGCGTCCTGGTTTTTCGGAGAGAAGTCTTTCAGGCCAAGCTGCTTGCGGTAGGCATCCCACCAACGGGAAAGAAGCTGGTAACGGCCTGCAGCTGTTGATTTGAGTTTGGGGTTTAGCGTGACAAGTTTGCGAGGGTGATCTGAGTAATCAGTGAATAGCTCTCCGCCTACAATGACGTCATAACCATGATTTCTGGTTTTCTGCCGTCCGTTATCAGTTCCCTCTGACCACGCCAGCATATCGAGGAACGCCTTACGTTGATTATTGATTTCCACCATCTTCTACTCCGGCTTTTTTAGCAGCGAAGCGTTTGATAAGCGAACCAATCGAGTCAGTACCGATGTAGCCGATAAACACGCTCGTTATATAAGCGAGGTTGCTACTTAGTCCGGCGAAGTCGAGAAGGTCACGAATGAACCAGGCGATAATGGCGCACATCGTTGCGTCGATTACTGTTTTTGTAAACGCACCGCCATTATATCTGCCGCGAAGGTACGCCATTGCAAACGCAAGGATTGCCCCGATGCCTTGTTCCTTTGCCGCGAGAATGGCGGCTAACAGGTCATGTTTTTCTGGCATCTTCATGTCTTACCCCCAATAAGGGGATTTGCTCTATTTAATTAGGAATGAGGTCGATTACTGATAGAACAAATCCAGGCTACTGTGTTTAGTAATCAGATTTGTTCGTGACCGATATGCACGGGCAAAACGGCAGGAGGTTGTTAGCGCAACCTCTTGCCACCCGCTTTCACGAAGTTCATGTATAGAAGGCCGCAGCGTAACTATCACTGATGAGTTCAGGATAGCCAGTGGCTACGGCTCAGTTTGGGTTGTGCTGTTGCTGGGCGGCGATGACGCCTGTACGCATTTGGTGATCCGGTTCTGCTTCCGGTGTTCGCTTAATTCAGCACAACGGAAAGAGCACTCAATGCATTTAAGCCAAGCCCCATAAGGGAGAATGCTCTTACCTGTTACACAGATATAAAAAATCCCGAAACCGTTATGCAGGCTCTAACTATTACCTGCGAACTGTTTCGGGATTGCATTTTGCAGACCTCTCAGCCTGCGATGGTTGGAGTTCCAGACGATACGTCGAAGTGACCAACTAGACGGAATCGGTAGTAAGCGCCGCCTCTTTTTATCTCACTACCACAACGAGCGAATTAACCCATCGTTGGGTCAAATTTACCCAACTTTATTCAAAAAGTCAATATCATGCCGTTAATATGTTGCCATCCGTGGCAATCATGCTGCTAACGTGTGACCGCATTCAAAATGTTGTCTGCGATTGACTCTTCTTTGTGGCATTGCACCACCAGAGCGTCATACAGCGGCTTAACAGTGCGTGACCAGGTAGGTTGAGTAAGGTTTGGGATTAGCATCGTTACAGCGCGATATGCGGCGCTTGCTGGCATTCTTGAATAGCCGACACCTTTGCATCTTCCGCATTCTTTCTCAACAACTCTCCCCCACTGCTCTGTTTTGGCAATATCAACCGCCCGACCTGTACCGTGGCAATCTCTGCATCTTGCGCCCGGAGTCGCGGCACTACGGCAATAATCAGCATAAGCGAATGTTGCGAGCACTTGCAGTACCTTTGCCTTAGTATTTCCTTCGAGCTTTGCCACACCACGGTATTTCCCCGATACCTTGTGTGCAAATTGCATCAGATAGTTGATAGCCTTTTGTTTGTCGTTCTGGCTGAGTTCGTGCTTACCGCAGAATGCAGCCATACCGAATCCGGCTTGTGATTGCGCCATCCCCATAGCAGCCATCACATCAGTACCGGAAAGAGAGTCAGAAGCCGTGGCCCGTGGTGAGTCGCTCATCATCGGGCTTTTTGGCGAATGAAATTTAGCTACGCTTTCGAGTCTCATCGTCTCCCCCTCTTGCCCTGTTTGACCATCAGGACGCCGTTAACTATTACATGACGCTCGCCTTTGCTGTCTCGGTTGTACTTGAGCACTGTTCCTCTTGCGCAGGAAAGCATCCTTGCCACTTCGGTCTGATTGCCTCGTGTCTGGATAAGAAGCTCTGGTATCGTTTGAATTGTGGCGTTCATGCGTTCTCCAGTTCGGTGATTTTTATTCCAAGCCTTCCGCCTGGTACTTTCACGCCACGAATTACGCGAATGTCATCGAATTGCTCGTCGTCTTCCGCAAATCCGGCGTGGATAAGGGAGTCGAGTAAACCTTTCAGGATGTTGTCGAGGTCGCGGCGGCGGGAGTCTGGAACGTCTGCGATGACTTTGATGCGGAGTCGTGATTTGGTGAAAATGTCTAACTTAAGTTGGCGGATGATTTGCTGAACGTCTTTTCGGTATTTCTGGCCTTTATCGCTGATGTAGTATTGGCTTCCCCGTCTTCGCCAGTAGGTATTCACCGACGGCGGGTATGGAAGCACAAACTGATATTCGTTCATGACTTAATCTTCCCCTCCTTCAGCAGTATCGCCTGCGTCCTGATCACGCCTTCGAGGTGGTAAAGTCTGGCGTCTTTGTTGTCGATATTATGGGTGCGTCGGTCGATTTCATCGTGACACGCGCTACAAGCCCATGCGCCGATCAGGTCGTCAGGCTTCATTCCCGTTCCGCAAATTCCAGCCATCCTGTAATGTGCCAGAATTGTAGTTTCAGGATTACCATTGCATATTCCGTAAATACGTACCTGGCATTCTCTGCCGCGTGCTTCTTTGCGTAGGTTAGCCATTATGGTTCACTCCAGTAATTCTCAATTGCAGCAGCCATTCTCTGCATCCACTCAGCCAGCTTTAACGCGGCTTCTCTTTCAGAACCACATTTAGGGAAATCCTTCATTTCCATGCTGGCCTTATATGTTCTGAATGCCAGGTCTCCGGTAATAACCAACTCCTGATCAAGCACCGAGCGTTTATTCCGGTGTTGAACGTAATAGACAGATTCAGTCCGCATTTCTTCTCTGTCTTTTTTGAAGGAAATAAGCTCAGAGAAATCACTCATCGTCTTCTTCCTCGTACATTGAGCTATTCGGATCGCTCATCAGCTCTGCGCAGCAGTGCTCACACACGTGAACTTCCAGCACATGCAGCTTCTGACCGCAGTTAGCGCACGTTAAAGCTCGCTCGACGCTTTCTTGTTCGTAACTTCGATTTGGGTCAATCACCTTGTATTCCTCGCACGTTCTCTAAGCCACCGGATATCCCACAGGTGAGCCGTGTAATTGAGGGTTTTTACGTCAGATTCTTTTGGGACTGGCTTGCGTTTATTTCTGGAGCGTTTCGTTGGAAGGTATTTGCAGTTTTCGCAGATGATGTCGGTGATACTTCGTCGCTGTCGTCTCATGCCGCCCTCCTAACGCCCTGCCCGATCGCCATCAATGCCGCTTTGGATACGGTAGTAAACATCCGTCGAGGACTGATGAACGGTCGCCAAATCAGCAGCATGGAGCCTTTGCTGTTTCCCTTCTTCTCCAGCCCTGTCGATGGTTCGATAAAATTAATCCGTCCATCAGTGATAATGCGAACTTCGTCGACACTCTCCAGAGCCTTGCTGAACCATCCGACTGACATATCCTCTGGCACAAGCATAACTACCGTCTGTCGCTGTTGTATGCACTGCTCAGCTGCTTTTTCCACCCACGGCCTGATATTGCTGTACGGTGGGTTATTCCAGATTGCACCGTGGCTTATCCACTCAGAATTGAGTGCGTCGTCGGCCTCAGTTAGCCAGTGAGCGCACAGAGCATTTTTGTCGCTCGCAGCTGAATCCAGCCAGAATCCAAACTCAATATCCAGTGCATCAAAAAGCCAAAGCGGCGTTTGCCAGCAGTCCTTGTCGTGTGCCGGCGTATTTGATTTGATAGTCATGCAGCCCGATCTCCCCATCTCGCTTTCCACTCCAGAGCCAGTCGCGCTTCGTCTGACCACTTAACGCCACGCTCTGTACCGAATGCCTGTATAAGCTCTAGTAGCTCCGCAAATTCGCCTACACGCATCCTGCTGGTTGACTGGCCTATTACCACAAAGCCATTCCCGGCAAGGTTAGGAACAACATCCTGCTGCTTTAATGCTGCGGTAAACACACACTTCCAGCTTTCTGCATCCAGCCAGCGACCATGCCATTCAACCTGACGAGAGACGTCACCTAAGCAGGCCCATAGCTTCCTGTTTTGGTCTAAGCTGCGGTTGCGTTCCTGAATGGTTACTACGATTGGTTTGGTTGGGTCTGGAAGGATTTGCTGTACTGCGTGAATAGCGTTTTGCTGATGTGCTGGAGATCGAATTTCAAAGGTTAGTTTTTTCATGACTTCCCTCTCCCCCAAATAAAAAGGCCTGCGATTACCAGCAGGCCTGTTATTAGCTCAGTAATGTAGATGGTCATACGTCAGCCCCTTGTGCATATCGCCTGCCACGTGCAGCGGGTGCATTTGATGTTGTGCAAATCTGTCTGGCTTCATCCTGGTCACATGCAACAAAGTGTCCGTTACAGAACCGCTGGTAAACCGTACCAAGCGAGCCAAAACGGTTTTTCGTCACAATGATTTCAGCAAATGGCGCGGCGCTACTGTTCTCGTCATATACAGCTTCCCGATAGAGCATGATGATTGAGTCTGCGTCCTGTTCAATGCTTCCTGAATCACGCAAATCTGCGTTTGTCGGGCGTTTGTTTGGTCGCTTCTCAACATCGCGTGAAAGCTGACTTAGGGAGATAACAGGCGTTTTCAGGTCTTTCGCCATCGCCTTCAGGCTTCCTGAGATATGAGCAATTGCGAGGTCGTTGCGGTCTGCTTTCGGCTTCTCAATCAGGCCAAGATAATCCGCCATGATGAGTGACAGGTTTGGATTTTCCTGTTTGTGCCGTTCTGCGATTGAGCGTATTTCTTCGACCGATAACCGCGAGGCATCGACTACCCATACATCCAAATCTGCAAGCTGACTCATGCCGTTAGCAACGCGCGCCCAGCCTTCGTCATCCATCGATGCTGGATTTCGCAGCACGCTAACCGACATCCTCCCGGCGTTGGCAATGCTTCGCTCTGCAATCTGCAATGCGCTCATTTCCATCGAGAAAATCAACACTCCGCGCCGGACGTCAGAACCAGGAATAACGCGGCTTGCAACGCCTTCGGCAATCTTCAGCGCCAGTTCGGTTTTCCCCATACCAGGACGAGCGGCGATTATCACAAGGTCTTCCGCGTTCATCCCTCCGGTGATAGCGTCAAGTTCTTCGATTCCGGTCTTCAGGGTATCTGACTCTTCTCCGTTCCTCAGACGCCTGTCAAGCGTGTCAGTGTAGTCAGTTATGATTTCCCCTAACCGTACAGGTTTAACCTCGTCACGGGGCTTTCTGATGGCTGAAAGACGCTTTACAAGTTCATCCATCGCCTGACTCGATGCGTCGATGGTTCCGCTCTGAATTGGTTCACGCATTTCATCCATGATTTCCAGCACCAGACGGCGGTGATAGTTATCCGCGACCATTCCGGCATATCCCTTCAGGTTTGCGGCACTCGGGCAGTTTTTGCTGGTCATCAGGATTGACGTGAAATGCTCCTCTCCGCACTCCTCAGCAACCATCAGCGCGTCGATTAGGTTTCTGTTTCGCGCCTGCTTGCGGATAACCTCGAAGGCTTTCCGGTAGAGCGGAATTGAAAACGCTTCCGGCTCCAGCGTTGCCAGAACGTCGCTGGCGGTTGGAGTTAATCCACCAATCAGCAGGCCACCGATAACGCTCGCTTCGATATCCTGTCTCATGCAATCCCCCTGTCTGCAAACTTCCCTTCCCGAACTCCCGTTAACGAGTCTTCTCTCAGCAGGTAATCAAAATCAGCCGTCCAGCCCGTGTCGTTGTCTCCGAAGTAAAACGGCTTGGCCTGATGCACAAACGCCCTGACATACGCTCTGAAACCGTCCACGTTTGGCGTTTTCAGTTGCGGAATGATTTTCTTCAAGCGACGTTTGCGTTTCTCGTTGACCGCAACAGCGTGTGGAAGTCTGTCACCGACTTCGGTGTTGTAGGCGTTCAGGAAGGATTCGTAGTCGATTCGCTCTGCCTTGCGACGTTCAGGTTTAACCTGCCCATCGCCGCCCCCGTTAGGGGGTAAGGGGGTATTTGTATTTATTGTCTTTTGTATATTGTCTTTTGTGTTTAGCTGACTTGGCTTATACCCATTAGCCGACTTGGCTAATGTTTTATTAGCTGTTTTAGCTAATGTTAAGCTGTCCTGGCTAATCCACTGAGAAACCACCTTGTTCACTCCGATTTTCACGCCATCAGCAATGAGGAATTTACGCTCGATAAGCTGGCGTTTGGCAGCGCAAACATGAGTGTGATGAATACCTGTCATGGCTGCTATCTGCGTGTTTGTGAGTCGATCCATCGGCTTATTGAATCCGTATGTCTTGCGCATGATAGCGAGCATCACCTTCAACTGCCGGACGGTTAAATCAGCCATCAGCAGACTGTCGGTAATCTCGTTAGCAACGCGCATGAAACCATCTTCGGTATCTGCCACGCGATGCTCCACGACCTCCAGTTGAGGCCTGTAATCAGCTAACTTAACGACGCCCATGTTTCACTCCTGCTTTGGCTAGTCTGTAAACACCAACAAGGCGCTCTGCGAACGCCCTGTTATTTGCTGCGGCTACCACTAATCCCTCAGGTGAATCAGGGTGTCGAATCTCTTCTTTTTCCTGGTATTTCTTACGACGTTTTGTCATAATGACTCCTGTGGATTGATCCAGTAATTCCCTCAGAATTGCATATCAATTTGCTCAGAATCCTCGGTGGCAGCCGGGGATTTTTTCTTTGTGATTCCATCCAATGCATACTTAAATGCTCTGCTAATCGGACTGATGTCTGATGCCATTCCAAAAGCACACAGAACCGAAGCAATAAATCTCCAGTCCGTTCTGCTTATCTTCGATTCATGACAGCCAATCATCTTTGCCAGACCGCGCTGGGTAAGCGTTGACAGGTTGATGAGTAAATCTGTTTCTGCGCGATCAATTTCTCGCTGTGTTGGCTTGCTGTAACTTGTTTGTGCCATTTGTTAATTTTCCTATATTGATATGGAGTTATAGCGGCACACCCAGTGGATTTGCCGCTGATGTTTGCTCACCCGGTTAGAGGTGAAAGGCCAGAACTGTTAAAGAGCAATTTACTTATGCCGCTTGGCGGTAAGCACTTTCTTGATACTTCAGAGCGCCAGCTGTAACGATTTCCAATCGATAGGCGTCTTTCTCTGGGATAACTTCTTTCCACTGAGAGACTGCTGCATCGCTAATGCCTAGAGCTTTAGCAACAGCACGCTGGGTTCCGAAGTGGTCAATAACATCTTTTTTGTACATAGACTCGCTCCGAAATTAAAGAACACTTAAATTATCCACCAAAGGAATCTTAAGTCAAGTTTATTTAAGATGTCTTAACTATGAATACACAACTGATGGGTGAGCGTATTCGCGCTCGCAGAAAAGAACTCAAGATTAGGCAGGCTGCCCTTGGCAAGATGGTTGGCGTGTCTAATGTTGCTATTTCCCAATGGGAGCGATCTGAAACTGAGCCCAATGGCGAAAACCTATTGGCCTTAGCCAAGGCTTTGCAGTGCTCCCCTGATTACCTGTTGAAAGGAGAGGATAGTCTTTCAAACATTGCCTATCACAGCAGGCATGATCCAAGAGGTTCGTATCCTCTAATTAGTTGGGTAAGCGCAGGATGTTGGATGGAAGCTGTAGAGCCATATCATAGGCGTGCAATAGATAACTGGTACGACACAACGGTAGATTGTTCTGAAGACTCTTTTTGGCTCGACGTTAAAGGCGACTCAATGACTGCCCCGGCAGGACTGAGTATTCCTGAGGGGATGATTATTCTCGTCGACCCAGAAGTCGAACCACGTAATGGAAAGCTGGTAGTCGCCAAACTTGAAGGAGAAAACGAGGCGACATTCAAAAAGTTAGTTATTGATGCCGGTAGAAAATTCCTGAAACCACTCAATCCACAATACCCAATGATTGAAATCAATGGGAACTGTAAAATCATTGGCGTTGTCGTTGATGCCAAGCTAGCAAACCTTCCTTAAGGGGCTTTCGCCCCTTTTTTATTTCCAGTTAAAAATCAAAGACAAACTAAATTCACACCCATAAAATTAAGTTTTCTTCAAAAATACGCTTGACCAATAAATTAAGAAGTCTTAAATTTAAGCCATCAGCAGGACGCTGGAAGCCAAACGGAACAGATTGGCAGGCTCTTTAACATCGACGAACTCTCAACCTAACCGTTGAGACCAGAACTTGAGTGGTTTTGGGGATGGCGCGAATTGCAGCAGCAAGACAGCGATCGAGAAGATAAGCACCTCGACGCGTCATGCGCCAAAGCCACTTAAAGGAGACCATCATGGTAACCATAGTCTGGAAAGAATCCAAAGGTACAGCAAAAAGCCGCTACAAAGCTCGCAGAGCAGAACTTATTGCCGAGCGACGAAGTAATGAAGCACTGGCGCGAAAAATTGCGCTAAAGCTCTCTGGTTGCGTCAGAGCAGACAAAGCAGCATCACTCGGAAGCCTTCGCTGCAAGAAGGCAGAAGAAGTCGAGCGTAAACAGAACCGTATTTACTACAGCAAGCCACGGAGTGAAATGGGTGTGACTTGCTCAGGCCGCCAGAAGCAACGCGGAAAATCAATTCCGGCTTATTACGATTGAGGTAGTCATGCTCAAGAAAGTAAAACGCCGACTTTACAAAGAAGGTAGATATTCATGCCAGTTGCCAAAATGCGACACAGCAAAATGGAGTGTCGACGATTGGTGTAACTGGATAGATAGATACGGAACTTGGTGGGATAAATAACAGGTAACTTAAGCGGATTTATTTTCGCAGCAAACCACTTATTTGAGGTGATATATGGAAGAAGAATTTGAAGAGTTCGAAGAGCATCCTCAGGATGTGATGGAACAATACCAGGACTATCCGTATGACTACGACTATTGATAAAAATCAATGGTGTGGACAATTCAAGCGATGCAATGGATGCAAGCTGCAATCGGAATGCATGGTTAAGCCTGAAGAAATGTTTCCTGTAATGGAAGATGGGAAATATGTCGATAAATGGGCAATACGAACGACGGCAATGATTGCCAGAGAACTTGGTAAACAGAACAACAAGGCTGCCTGATGGTGGCCTTTATTTTTGGCCGTAAATAATTTCATGCTTATTACAATCAAGGTGATATATGGAAGAACAAGCAAACAAGATTCTCGTAGAACTACTGCAAAAAGCCAGTAATGGAATAGACGCGGCTGTTTCATTTAGCCAAGCACAGATTCCTGATGTTGTTCATCAGTTGCTGCTATGGAATATGGTTGACAGTCTGATTAAAACATTAATAGCCATTCTAACAATCCCACTGGTTTTCTGGTTTATGAAGAAGCAGTGCCAAAGAGTTGAGACAGGTAAAATCGGTGATGAAGGATATTCATGGGAGAAAGGAAATCCCAAATACAGGCCGACAATGGTTTGGGATAGCAAAGGTGATATTAATCTTCTTATCATGCCATTGGTTGGAGTTTTGACTCTGTGGGGGATTTTTATTATTGGTGTAGTAACCAATATGACTTGGTTAAAAATTTGGCTGGCCCCAAAACTTTACCTTATCGAATATGCAGCATCATTGGTTAAGTAATTTCAGGCCGCATAGTCGGCCTTTATTTTTGGCATAAACAACAGAATAAACACTGCACTGTGTATTCATTCCAATGAGTGAATACACGGAGCAATGTCGCTCGTAACTAAACAGGAGCCGACTTGTTCTGATTATTGGAAATCTTCTTTGCCCTCCAGTGTGAGGGCCTTTTTATATGCATACCAATAATGCTTCACGAGAGGCATTTTAGTTATGCAATCAAATATAAGGAGTTACCCATGATGCATTTTCAGCTCGCGGGTAGCGGCGTCATGTCCGCTTTCTACCCGCACGAATCTGAATTATCACGCCGAGTTAAACAATTAATCAGAGCAGCTGTAGTGGTCAACTAAAACTGGCCACCGCTTTAGAGTTTTTCCAGTATCGGTTTTCCGATTCGTTTGGGGATAACCCACCGTTATAGTCATGCGGTCTTAGCGAGCTGTAATACCCAACGATATAGTCTGTGATCGCATGAGCAGCTTCGCTAAAGCTTACATAACCTGTTACTGGCACCCACTCGTTTTTAAGACTTCTGAAGAAGCGTTCCATCGGGCTGTTATCCCAACAGTTTCCACGTCGGCTCATACTCTGACTGATCCGGCAACGCCACAGTAACTGCCGGAACTGCCTGCTTGTATAGTGGCTACCCTGGTCGCTGTGGAACATCAATCCGGCTGGTTTACCGCGAGCTTCCCATGCCATTTCCAGCGCTTTGATGGTCAGCCTGCTGTCCGGTGAGAATGACATTGCCCAGCCCACCGGTTTCCTTGCGAACAGATCGAGAACAACAGCAAGGTAAGCCCAGCGCTTGCCTGTCCAGATATACGTCACATCGCCGCACCACACCTGATTAGGCTCTGTCACTGCGAACTGTCGCTCAAGGCGATTCGGGATAGCGACGTGTTCATGACCACCACGTTTATACCGGTGGGTGGGTTGCTGACAACTCACCAGTCCCAGTTCTTTCATGAGCCTGCCGGCAAGCCAGCGTCCCATTCTGAAGCCTCTCAGGGTTGCCATAATGGCGATACTTCTCGCGCCAGCAGAGCCATGGCTAATGTTATGCAGCTCCAGAACCTGACTACGTAATACAGCCCGTTTGCCGTCTGGCTTTTCGGGGCTTTCCACCCAGTATTTGTAGCTGCTGCGATGAACCCCGAACACTTGGCAGAGTGTGACCACAGGATACTGCGCTCTGAGTTTCCCGATTAACGAGAACTGTTCAGGGAGTCTGACATCAAGAGCGCGGTAGCCTTTTTTAATATGTCGTTTTCCATTTCAATGCGTTGTAGCTTTTTCTTCAGCTCTCGTATTTCAATCTGTTCCGGGGTTATAGGGGAGGCTTTAGGTATTTTGCCCTGTCGTTCATCCCGTAACTGCTTTACCCATCGTGTCATGGTAGAAAGCCCCACGTCCATGGCACTGGCCGCAGCTGCAACGGTGTAGTTCTGATCAAGGACCAGTTGAGCGGATTCGCGTTTAAACTCTGCGCTGAAATTTCTTTTTTTCATTGAGGCACCTGTAATGTTCTGAGGTGAGCATATCACCTCTGTTCAGGTGGCCAAATTCAGTAAACCACTACAAGCAAAGAAACAACTGGAGGCGTTATGCGCAATGAAATAGCCATCAATCACCAGATGCTTCGTGCTGCACAGAACAAAGCAGTAATAGCCAGATTTATTGGTGATTCAAAAATGTGGCTTGAAGCAAATAAAGCGATGAAATCAGCTATCAACCTTCCGTGGTATCGCAGGAAATGAGTTTTACAGATAACTGGTCAGACGAAGAATTCATTCGTCAGATGAACAAAATGCTCAATCAGCACAAAGAACAGGAGAAAGATGATGATTCTGACTCTGAATGATAAGCGTGAAATATCGCAAATCATCGCAAGTTTTACCGATGATGATTACGAACGAATCAACAGTGAAGTTGATCGCCTCTGCAAACGTTGCGACCCAATAAGCGAAATGCTTCGCTCATATAAACCAGATGAACACACTAAGGACGCTATCGACTGGCTGGAAGATGATGACTGTAACTATCAGGAAAAAGCCGCTGAATGGTTCTGGGATGCAATAACCGAAAGAGTTAAGGCTGAATATGCTTTCGCAATATTCAAACGCAGACACATTTATGGAGAAGCAGCATGAGCAATATCGTTGAATTCGTTAAACAGCAAGAGCAGTTATTCTGCGGAGCATTGACTGAACAGACGGTGACATGGGCTAAGGAAAGCCAGTTTGCAATTCAGTATTTCCAGAAAAACGATTACCTGGCTAAAACGGCACTGGCAAATCCAACCAGCGCACAGAACGCCATCATCAATGTTGCGGCGATCGGCATCACCTTAAACCCGGCCAGCAAACTTGCTTATCTGGTTCCGCGCGACGGCATGGTTTGCCTTGATATCAGCTATATGGGATTGCTCCATATTGCAATGGAGTCTGGTGTTATCTCATGGGGTCAGGCAAAACTTGTTCATGCTAACGATACCTATGAGTCAAACGGGCTTGATAAAGCACCAACCCATAAATACAACGCCTTCGGTGATCGTGGTGATATCGTTGGCGTTTACTGCACAGTTAAGACGCCAGCAGGTGATTATCTAACGGAAGAGATGAGTCTGGCTGAAATTGAGGCTGTAAGGAAAACAAGCAAGGCAGCATTCAGCGATAAAGGACCATGGGTAAATCACTGGAATGAGATGGCACGAAAGACGGTCGTAAAGCGTGCAAGCAAGTATTGGCCTAAGGCATCACGTCTTGATAGTGCTATTCACGTACTAAACGAAGAAGAAGGTGTATGGACTGAACCAGTTATGCCGCACAAATCAGAGGAAGATATCCGCGAAGATGAACGGAAACGCCAGCAGGAAATAATGGATAAAGCACAACTTCTTTGCGATGAAATGGCTCAGGCAGAAAACATGGATGATTTGAAGCGATATTTTGCAGAAGCATATCGCCTGACATCTGGAATGAAATTGCAGCAGAACGTACAAGCCATTTACATAGAATGCAAAGCGAAACTGGAGGTTGCCAGTGAGCAAACTGTATGAAATAGCCAATGAATACGCAAAGCTGATGGATTCAGATTTAGAGCCAGAGATGATTGCTGACACAATAGAAGGCATGGAAGGAGAATTTACCGATAAAATAGAGCAACTTCTTGCCATTATTAAAAATGAATCTGGTTATGCTGAACGCCTCAAGGAAGAGGCGAAGTCACTAAATGAGCGAGCCGCAGTAATTCAAAATAAGATTGACAGCATCAAATCATATATAGCGTCATCGCTTGAAATGGTTGGCAAGAAAAAGATTCGAGCAGGTATTCACCAGGTAACAATCCGCAAACCGTCAGAAACCGTAGAAATCATCGACTCAAGCGCCCTTCCTCCTGAATACGTTGAGTTTGAAACGACAATTAAAGCCGACAAACTGGCAATCAAACACCAACTAAAAGCAGGAATAAATATCCCCGGCGCTCAACTCAAAGTTGGGAAACCTTCACTTCTTATCAAATAACGGTATCGCCTATGAAAAAGACTCCATGGGAGAAATGGGAAGTCGATTTCTTGCGCGAAGTGGCGTCGACAATGCCAGTTGAAGTTATCGCTGAAAAACTGGAAAGGACTGAAAAAGCAGTAATGGCGAAAGCAACAAGGATTGGAGCTGACATTGTTAGCCGACTTCGTGGAAGACGCTGGACAAGAGCCGAAGTATCACTTTTCGGTAAGTTCTCCGCAGAAGAAATAGCAATTGCAACCTGCCGCTCAATTTATTCAGTAAGAGCTATGAGATACAAGCTAAAAAAACTCGATGAAGAAAGAGCGGGCATACGAATAAATTAACAAAGAGGAATTTACCATGAGAGGACTTGCATACAATCCCGGCATTCTTCCGGCAGAAATGATTATTCGCCAACGCGTAAAGCCAATGCCATCGAGAGAGGAATTACTTAAGAGAAATTCTTTTCCATCAGTGAATCAAAACAAATATCTGAATGCGATGTGGCGGAGTGGGAAAAAATGAAACAAATGACACTAATTGAGATGGATGGATTTCTGAAAGGTAAATGCATCCCACGAGATTTAAAGGTTAACGAAACAAATGCTGAATATCTTGTCCGTAAGTTCGGTGAACTTGAATCAAAACTGGAAACGGCGTTGCGGGAGTGTCGTTCTGCTGGAATCACGATTGATAACCTTGAGGCTAAATGCGCGAAGATGGCTGCAGAAAATATCTCGCTTAAGCAATCTGAGAAGGAATTTAATGACTTTTGTCGTGAGGAGTTTGGCGAATGGGAAGATGATGTTACTGAAACCCCAGCCACCGATGCTTTCCTGGCTGAAGTACGGGCGCAGGGGGTAGAGATGTTTGCTGACCATCTGTTGTGCCCAGACCTTGATGACACTATCCGTGACTTTGCTGCCCAGCTTCGCAAAGGAGGCAACCAGTGAGCGAAATTAATTACCAGGCACTGCGTGAGGTGGCGGAACGTGCAATTCCAGCAATGGAACGCCTGTTAATGTTGCCAGCTGATGATGATTTGTTAAGTGAACAGGAACTTAAAGATTACGGTGTGGATATTGATGCGCTCAACGCCTTCAAATTTCTGGCCGGACCAGAAACCGTGCTGGCACTACTGGATGAACGGGAAAGAAACCAGCAATACATCAAACGCCGCGACCAGGAGAACGAGGATATTGCGCTAACGGTTGGGAGGCTGCTAATCGAAAACGGCCAGCTTGTTGCCGATACGCTACGCCACTTAGCTGATAACGAAATCGACTCTGATTATTTTGCTATCACCTCAACGAATGAGAACGGTACTGAAATTGATCATGAGATGGCTATTACCGATTACGCACTGCAAGCTGCCGGAACTGTAGACGAATTGGTTGCAGCGCTGGAATCCGCAGAGAAGCGCATAGCAGAACTGGAAGCGCGGGAAATAAAACCAGTCAAAGGCGAAGTTCTTGTCGTTGTATCTGGTTTTACTGGTTGCGGAAAAAGCGCCATTGCCGGGGAAATAGAAATCTCGATGAAGGCTATTGGTGTACCGGTTAAGTGGATTAATGGCGATGCAGAAAAGCGCATGACAGGAGCTGACTGGCTGACAGCGATTGAGATGTACAAACCAACTGTGCGCATCGTGGAAGTTAATGTGCCACGCGCCGCAGGCATTCGCATCAAAGGAGAGTGAGATGATCGGACAAATATCAATTGTTCGACCGGGAGCATGTGACGATCGCGAGATACGAATGATTATTCGTCTGGCAATGGGGAAAACAATAACTGCTCTCATTACTCCTGAAAATCTCGCATTAGCATTAACAGGAAAGTCAGACCTGCCAGTAGAGCTAAAGCTGCGAAATATTGAGATTAAAGTGAAATAGTTATGAATACTCTTACCAAAGAATGGTTACAGAACACGATTACCAGCATTGAGTCAGCACGGGATGAAATACCGTTCGGACTCGATGAAGATCAAAACAACATGCTTACCGCATTAAAAATTGCACTGGCATCACTGGCAGCAGTATCGGATGAACGAGCAGCCTATGAATTATTTATGGAGAAGCGTTTCGGGGAATCTGTAGATCGCCGTAGGGCAAAAAATGGCGATAGAGAATACATGGCATGGGATATGGCGCTTGGCTGGATTATCTGGTGTCACCGCGCCGCCATGCTTCAGGGTAGCCAACCTGTAAGCCAAACTTACAACTTGCCAGAATTAATCGAAGGCATGGAAGTTTCCATTGATGTAAGCACTTGTGATGCTGATTTAGGTAATCGCTATTTCGGTACCGTCACCGAGGCGTTAGAACTTGATACAGCCAAGAATGGTTACATCCTCCTGGTTCAGGACGCAGAGCCAAACTTCGATGTAAATGGCAACTCTCCGGGAACTCCGGATGGTTATGCGGACATGCTGCAGCGCTGGCTGGTGTTTGGGATAGGCATGCTAAAAGCGGGTAGCCAGTTACCACGAAATCTAATCGCTGAAACCAAAGCCATGGTTGCAGCATTACAGCAGGAGGATGAATGATGAGACGCTCAAGTTGGGATGCTCGCTGAATCGCCACGGATAATCTAGACACTTCCGAGCCGTTGATAATACTGGTTTTCATATTCTGTCGGTGACATCTGTTCGCTAGAACCATGCCGACGCTTACTGTTATAAAACATTTCGATGTAATC